ATCTACTCATGGCTGCACTGCAAAGCGTCACGGCAACTGACCGTGCTACGCCGACACCGATCGTACACACATTTACCCCTCGCGACGTCAAAGACGGCGTTGGGTTGGTGGTGCGTACGGCGGGAGTCCCCGTGGGCGAAGAGAAGCTCACGGTTTCGATGCGGAAGTCTGCGTCGAAATACAGGGGAAAGCTCACCATGGCTCTCCCTGTCGTCGTCGACGAAACCGTCAATGGCGTTGTTACGCCAAAGGTGGTCCGTACTGCCTACGCCACGCTGGAGGTCACTTTCGATGAGACCAGCTCCACTCAGGAGCGGACTAATCTCATCGGTATGTTGGCCGACCTGCTTGGCACCGGCAAGGTGCTTGTTCACAGTTCACTCGTGAACCTGGAAGGTGTCTATGGTTCTTAAAATCATAGTATCCTTCGCATTCGCAACAGTGGTTATCGTATTCGTCTCACCGTCCCTTAACAAGGGCGGAACGGATCAACTACCGTTCGGATGGCTCCCAGCTATGGGTAGGGCATTGCACGAATAGTGCTTTGCCCTAGTCGACTATTGCGGACCATGTGGTACCGCATAACCAACGACATCAGGAGAGCTCCATGTCACTACGTTCGAACCGTTGGGCCGATGGCCGCGGTAAACGTAAATCCCCGAACACCCTCACCCATGAGCAACGACATTATGCCAACATGGCAGTGTCAGAGATCATGGGTACTGGAGGAAATCTCACGAGACAAGTCCTGTTTCCGGAGTACACCATCCGTAAAAGGTGGAATAATCTGGACGCAGGGTACTATCTCGCCCTCCAGTTTTGGTCAAAGTTCAGCTCACCGGGGTATGCAACATACACTGGAAAAGCTGATCGGACGCCCAAACAGAGGAAGGAAGCAGCCATTGCCAAATGGTTTGCATCCAATGAGCGATGTGCCGTAACCAACCGTCGCCTCCTAGAAAGGGAGTGCGACTTCGGCTACGCAACGTCGAGCCAGATTCTTGATTTGGCTCGCCGCTACACCGCCCAAACGATCGGGCTAAACCCTCCGGCCTACATGGTCGGGGAGTTTACTGGTGGTGCGTCGACGCGCGTTAAACGTTCGCCGTCGACCATTGCTCAAAAGTTTGAGGGAAAGGCTCACGCCACTCTCTCGGCCGTACCTTACTTCGCGCACAACTTCTTCGTGCGTCCAGGTTGGGGGAACCTTGCGGAACCCTTTGGGGGCTTCGAGGTGGTCGAGAACAGCGTGCTGTTCACCGTGCCCAAAAACTCTGAGGTTGACCGGGCGGCTTGTAAAGAGCCTGAGGTCAACGTCTACCTGCAGAGAGCTGTGGGACTCTTCTTCCGTAAAAGGTTGAAGCGTTCTGGGATTGACCTGACGAATCAGTCCAACAACAGACAGCTCGCGCGTATGGGATCTACGAGGGGCGAAGTTCGCTACGCCACTCTTGATCTCTCAAGCGCCTCGGATACCGTTAGCTCGACGCTCGTCGAGCAAATCCTGCCAGTTAAATGGCACGCACTCCTCTCGGACATTCGTGTTCCGTTAGTCAAGTGCGGTTCGGATACGGTCGAGATGCAGATGTTCTCGACGATGGGGAATGGATTCACATTCGAGCTAGAAACCCTAATCTTTTGGGCTATATCTCGGGCTGTGGCCACCCTCATCCGACGTAAAGGTAGGATCCTCGTATACGGCGATGATATCGTCGTACATGAGGAAGTGGCACGCGCTTTAACACGCGTGCTACCATGGTTCGGATTCGTAGTAAACGAAAAGAAATCGTTTCTATCCGGATTTTTCCGCGAGTCGTGCGGAGGACACTACCTTAACGGTTGGGACATCACTCCGGTGTTCCATCGCAAAGAAGTCACGTCTATGACAGACGTGATACAGCTGGCGAACCAGCTCGCTTCTTGGTGCCTTAGGGTACCAATGGGCGTTCTATACGACGACGTCATCCTTCTATGGATGCGACTCGTAGGTCTCGTACCGCCTAAGCTTTGCGGTGGCCAGTCTTTTGAACGCAGTGATGCGCTCGTGACTGGAGAAGCACCCAGGAGGCGGCTTGCCCAAAGGCAAGTCCGTGTTGAATCCCCACAGCTAGGGGGACTCATCTGGTGGCTCCACGAGAAGGATAGGGGTCTCTACGAACCTCTATCACCGAACGAAGCGTCCCATCAGGGACGTTGGGAACTCAGACCCAATCGTTCGTGGCACGAAGAGGAACTCATGCAGCGCATGCGGCATGAATTTCTCCCTGCTGTACAACGTGTACTGCAGTCCCAGGCCTAGCCTGGGAGACAGGAGATCCTCACTTATGCATCCCTTACGGGGCGCATACCTGATTTAACTCAGGTGGGTGTGGAG